TATCGTTTGTCGCTTCGACAAACATGCCAGTACTGTCAAAATACCAAGCACTCGAAGCACGTGAAAGCGTCACGCGCGTATCGAGATCGCCTGTCATGAAATCCAGATCAACAACCGGCACCGCCTCCACTAGCGCAGCGTCTGAGCCGATACGCGCCCGCACGGTGGCACCTGCGCCAAGCGTGGTGGAAATCAGCGCCGCGCAATCCACGGATTTATTGCTGCCAAGGTCAGCGGTAACGGTTGCCGTGCTGCCCATCAACCGCGTGCGGCGGCGCGGTTGCGCGTCTTGCAGGTTGCTCAAGGGTAAGGTGGCCACGCTTGCTTCTGCACTGGCCAGCGTGGCGCCCTGCACCACATTATCATACAGGAATGCGCCCGGCATCAGCCTGCCCCCCATAGCGTAATTTCAAGACGCCGCGCCGATAGGCTTTCCCGCCAGCCAACCACAACGCCCGCGAAGCCATTATCAAGCCCGAATGCCGGGTATGTGATGCGCCCGATATGCCCGATTTCCACTTGCCCAAGCAGGCGGTCAGTCACCACCCGCACCATGCGCGGCCCGGCTTCAAGCAGCGTTCGCCACTTCTCGGCCCGCGCCAGCGCTTCGCTTTCGTTCCAGTAGGAACCCGGAAAACTAACGTCGCGCTGCTGCGCCACGCGGGCAGTGATCAGCGCGCTTTCCGCACGGGCAAAGCTGCCTTCCTGGCCAAGCCGTTGCCGATCAGCCGCCGCCACAGCGCCCGCGATATTGGACAGCGGCGCATGGTTGCGCTGCCAGCGCACCGCAATGGCGCGCGGCAAGGGGCGCAGGCTGGCAGGCAGCGGCAAAGGCTCACACGCCAAAATGCAGGCGGACGGCAGATCAAATTGAGCCGCATCGGTCGCCAGCGGGTCAGCCAGGCGCAGCTTGCCGCCCCGGCTGCCTGAAAGCATGGCGCCAGAACCCGACAAGATTTCTTCCACCGCAGAAAGCGTGCTGACAGCCGCGGCGCCTTGATGGAAGCCAATCACGCCGGGCAAATCAATCTCCGCAAAACCCCATGAATCTTCATCAAATTCAGTCAGGCCAAATGCACCACCCAAGCTTTCCAGCATCCTTCGCAGAATGGTGCCGGTGCTATTGGAGTAGATCGGCGCGTTATCGCCGCGCAGATCAGCCGTCACATCACCATCCGGCGCGCCGCCAAGCTGGAACATGCCCAGCGCTGGCCAATCCCGCGCTTGCCCCACGGTTGGCGTGCCTGCCGTGATTATGGCCTGCGCCACGCCACGGATGCGCACCACGTCATGGCTTTCAACCGCGCGCCAATGGCTTTGATATGTCGGCAGGCTGCCCGCGCCCAAATCCACATTGCCCAGGAACACCGGGGCGATATTAAACACCTGGCCAAGCGTGACAGGTTTGGGCTTGCCCTTCAGTTCGGCGCCACCTTCCTGCCCGCCGGTGCCCTGATAAAGCGTGGGCTGCAAAGGCGTGGCCATGCGTTCCGTCAGATCATTCAAGGCAATGCGCGCGGTGAATTCACCCGTGCGGTCTATGCTACGCAGCACGCCAATGAACGGCACCGCCGCGCCGGCCAGCGTGCCGCCGAAATCACTGGCGCGCTGGCTTGCCACGGGCAGGGAAAGCACCCGCACCGCCCGGCCATCAGCCCCGCCATACCGCGCCAGATCGGCGCTGAAGCCATCCCCATCCGCCAAGGCAATCTCTGACACGGTAAGCGCTACGCGCCCGCCCACGGCCACCGCATCGGCGGCAGATTGGCCTATTTCAATTTCGCCCATGATGCGCGGCTCATAAAAGGCCAGCGCCGGGCTATCGCTGGCCGCCGAGACAAACCCGGCTGAGGCAAGGCGCAGCGTGGCGATATTCTGGGGCGAGACAAACGCATCCGGCAGGAATGCCGGGGCCATCACGCCAGGCGCGTCAAAGGCCATCATTATTCCGGCGCCTTCACTGTAATTTCCACCAAAAGCACCACCGCGCCGGGCTGCGCGCCAAGCGCCAAGGCAGGCCGCACGGCAGGCGCGGCATTGGACATGCTCGCCGCAAGCATGGCCGGCGCATCCATCCCCGGCGCGTCATCACCGAACATTGTCAGCGCCCCTCAACCGGATCACCGCGCCCCAGGCCAGGCCAATCGCAGCGGCCAAAACTGCAACCAAAAACAGTCGCTCATGCCCGCCCGCGACCGCGACCACCAAGGCCGCGCCAGCTGTGACAAAAAGCGAATCCTGCACAGAATCCCGCGCCGTTACCCATGAAGGCGCGCGGAAGAAGTCAGGCACTTCCTTAGCCAGCGCATAGCTGAGCGCCGCTGTTGCGAAGGCCCAGCCGGGCGAAAGCACAAACAGCAAGCCGCCCGCAATAACCGCGCCGATCAGCGCGTGCGCCATCTGCGCCGCGCACCAGAGAAACCACTGATCACGCTGCGCCGATGGGGTATTAAGTTCGGTCATGATCAGGCGAACAGTGCTGCGCCATTTGATCACGGCAAAGAAGCCCCCAGCATAAAAATCCCGTCCACCTGTTCATTAGAGGCAAGGTCCGCTGCGATCATGGCAGCGATAAGCGGATGGTCGCGCGGCACTTCCCGCATAGTCGCCCAGGTCATCCGAGCCTGAAAGGCGTCTTGATCTGGCAATTCAGCGAAAACCTCCTCAATCGCGGCTGGCACTGTGCCCATGCGCGCGGCGGCAAGCGCCTCGGCTTCCGAAATAAATCCGGTCAGGGCAAGGGCGATGAAAAGCTGACGATTTGTCAAAACAGCTGGCGCGGATTGAATTGGCATAGCGTCTATTTCACGTTGCGCCAAATCCGCTTCATCAAGCGGAATATCTACGCCGTTCACATTTTTCATCAGCATGGCTTTTATTTCCTATACCCAAGCAGGCGGATTGATCCGCTTGTTATGTTGCCGGAAGAAAACAGAAACCGCAGGCCAGTGATTACCGTGGCCGCTGCATAGATGCCAGACCCCCGAACAGATACTGGCGCAGGGGCTGTTCCTACTTGCACGGTATCAATGTTGAAAGTCGGAATGCGCGCGCTTTGCGGCGTCCAGAACCTCACAAGGCCGTAGAAGCCGTTGGAGTGGACGCCTTGGCCACCCCCTGCCTGCTGCGAGAGACCAATCGCGTTTGATATTGCAGTCGGATAACCCTGCGATGAGGTCGCCCAGGCAAGCAGAGCGTTGTTATATGCGCCGACCCCAGCTTGCCATGTCGGGCCTGCGCCGGTGCCAACTCGCAACAGCGCCTGCACGTCATTAGTCGCCGGCACCAAATCAATCAATTCAAGTTCATATCGCGCAAAAAGCGCATCATCGAAAACGCCAGAAATATCTAGGGTTGCGCTACCGCTCGCGGTTGAAGTTGCTAAGACTTCGGGCGCCGAAATGACGCGGGTGGTTGAGAGTAAGGAAAGGCCAGCGGCAGTGCCACCCGCGATAATGCACTGCCAAGCCGCGCCACCATCAAAGATAAACGCCGCCTGCCCAGCCTGCAAAACCAGCGTGGCGGCGTTGTTAATTGTCTCGGCGCCGTTCGGGTCAATCGTGAGCGCCGCCGTGCCCGCGTTGCGAATCATCCAGCCCGATCCGGTCGGCACCGTAGCAATGGCAGGAAGATTCAGCGTGGCCGCGCTAGCGCCTGTGAAAACCACCGCATTGCCAAGATCGGCCAAAGCCAATGTAGCGGTTGCGGAAATGCTGATCACTTCGCGCGCCGCCGGGTCAAACACGGCAAAGACGTCCTTGGTGCCGCCTGCAAGCGTTACCAAGGCGTTCGCGTTTGAAGACGCCAGCACCGTCGCGCGGGTAAGATTGCCGGGCGACCCGCCGTCGAAATCGCCGAGGCCAAATTCATAGCCGGTTGCGAATTGGATCATATACAAAATGCGCCGGGAAGATGCGCCGAAGGCCACGTTAAAGCTTCGCGCATTCGATTCCGCCGCGTTCAGCACCAGCGTGCCGGTGCCGGAAGTATCGGTGGATTGTTTGGCCCTGAAAGCCGGAATAGGCATGGTGCGATTTCCCCTTAGACGCTGACGCGGGCCAGCAAGGCTTCATTCTGTGCGGTCAGGCGGCGCAGTTCCGTCAGCAGGTTGCGCAGCACTTCGGTTTGCATGTTGCCGGTGCTGATCACCGCCAATTCCAGCCGGTCAGAACCTGCCACCTGGGCTTCTAACAACGCGCCGAGGTTGGCCGGGTCACTGCCTGGCGCCGCGGTGCGCAGCGTGCGCGAAACATCCGCCACCAGTTCCGCAAAGGAACCGGACACACCCAGAAATTCCTTGGCAATGGGCAGCGCGATCTGCGCCACGCGGGCAAATTCAGAAAGCTCCTCGGGCGAGGCACCATCCAGCAAAGGCCGCTGCGCCGCCGATAGGCTGGACAGCGCCGCGCCATAGCGCGCTTCAAGCGGCAGGCCGCCGAGATCACCCACGGTCAGGTTTTCCAGCAAGCCGCGCGCAATGCCGCGCATCTGGGCCGCCAATGCTTCCGCCTGCCCGTCGAATTCGCGCATGACCGCCAGACGCTCATCAGCGATGGTCTGTTCCAGCGCCACCACGCGACGGCGGTATTCATCGCCGGTTTCTTCCAAGCCGTATTGGAAAAGCTGGTCCCGGAAGGCGCGCAATTCCGCTTCTGCCCGCAGATCGAATTGCGTCAAGCCCGCGCCACGATTATCGCCACCCAGCGCCATGCGGCGGGCGGCAATCGTGCGGTCAATAATGTCCAAGTCCCGCGCGCGGTCAGCTTCCAGCTTGGCAACACGTTCCGCCCGCTGCGCTGCCAAGGCGCTTTCGGAAAGGCCAAGATCACGCGCCCTGGTGATGGCGTCATCATAAGCCTTGGTGAGCTGTTCCATGGCCGATTTGAAGGCGCTGGTTTTTTCCACCGCGCGGCCCAGCGGTTCAAACACCTGCACCACAAAATCAGCCGCCGAAAGCGCTTCTTCAAGCCCTGCGCCGCGCCCAGCCAAAGTGCCGAAGGCGGTCATCTGGTTTGCGTTGCCGCTGCGAAGCTGGCCGACCAGCCCGGTCATTGATAATTCACGCGGGGAGCCGGACGCCTGGCCAAAGCCAATCGCCGATTGGCCGGGCCCGGCAAAGGTCAGGCCGCGCGCGCTGGTCTGCGCGTTGATGGCGTCAAGCTGCTCCTGCACCGCCGTTGTAGCGCCGCCCTGGTCCCAGCGCTTACCGCGCGCGCCGGTGATGGTAAGCTGGCCATTGGCATCCACACCAAGGAACACATCGCCGCCCGCGCGGGATGCGTTGCCTTTTTTGGTTGGGCCAAACAAGCCACCAGCAGCGCCGCCCATAACGCCAGCGGCGATCATCATGCCAACCGGACCAAGACCGAAAAGCGACAAGCCAAGGGCTGAAGCGGCAAAGCCTGCACCTACACCAAGGCCCGCACCCATCAAGCTACCCATCATGGGGTTTTCTGTGCCGCGAATGGCGCCAGTGCCCATGCCCGCCAGGGTGCCAAGCCCAATACCAGCAGCCGCGCCGCCAAGCGCGCCGCCGAGCGTTAATGTGGTGCCCGGCGCCGTTGCCGCGCCTGCGGCCATTGCTTCAGCAGCAAATGCCGGATTGGCCATTTGCGCGGCAGTAAGCGCGCCAGCAGGGGCGACGGCCGCCGTGGTGAACAATGGCGTGGCCAGAAGCCCGGCCATACCCGCCCCGATAGCGCCAAAGCCCAAGGCATCCATAATGCCGCCGCCGCCGCCGCCACCGCCACCGGAAAGGCTTTGGGCCGCCTGCATGGCTTGGCTTGGGCTGATCCCGCCACCGCCCGCACCACCCTGCACACCACCAGGCTGAAATGCGCCGTAGATTGTGGGGCGGCTGGTGCCAAAGGCGGCATTGGTGATTGGGGTGACTACCGCAAGCTTCAGCAAATCCGCCGCGATGCTGGCAATCACGGCCTTGGTCAGGCTTTGGAAGTCCAGCGCGGCCTTGCCCCCCATGACGAAGGCGTTCACCAGGCCGGTGCCAATGCGGTCCAGCGCGTTTTCACCGATCTGCGCCAGGGCATCACGGGACCGGCGGGCGAATTGTTCCGCCTGGCGTGCCGCCTGTTCCTGCGCTTCACGCGCGGCGCGGGCGGCGGGGTCCAGCGCGGCCACGGCGCGGTTATATTGTTCCTGGGTGATGCGCGCAGCGCCCAAAGCGGCATCGAGCGCGATCACCTGTTCCGCGTAGCGCTGCTGTTCGGTCGCGGCATTGCCCGCCAGGGAAATGCCGGATTGCACCAGGCGCTGATATTCGCGTTCGGCTTCTGTCAGTTCCGCACGCGCAGAACGAGCTTCGCGCGTGGCGCGGGTGGCTTCGGGCGGGTTCAGAACGGAACCGACATTTTCCTGCGATGCCACATATTGGCCAGCGATTTGCTGACGCTCACGTTCCAACCGCGCTATCACTTCTTCCCGGCGCGCCATTTCTGCGCGCAGGCGCTGAATTTCCGGGCTGGATTCTGCCCTTTCCCTGGTTCTGGCGATTTCGCGCTGGAGTATTTCTTCGCTATCAGGCGACAATGCCGCACCACCAAGGCCACGCCGCGCGGCGCTGATGCGCCCTTCCGTCAAACCAATCCGGCGATCAATTTCACCTTGGATTCTGGTGACCTCGCCACGCAATTCTTCTTGAGAAAGCGCCACCTGCGCTTGCCGCGCAAAAATGGCCTCACCAGCCAAGCGCGCAGTCTTTTGGGCCGCCGTTTCAGTAAGGAGATTGTATTCTTTCAATAGTTCATTAGCACGATCCAGCGCAGTAGAATTTTCCCTATAACGCCCAGTCAAGGAATCCATCGCGCTTGTGAAGCTGGCGGTGATGCGCCCCCAGTTTTCGTAAATGGCATAAGCGGCAGTAGCCGCAGCCACCACCAAGCCAATCGTACCAGCCAAACCCGCGCCACCACGCAGCGCCCCGGCAAGCTGCACAGTTGAATTAGCCAGGCTCTCAAACTGGCGCTGTGTCGCGGCCAAATCACCATTAACCTGCCCAAGCCCAGCACGCAGGGCATTGCCCGCCTGGCCGACCGCAGCCACACCCCGACTGGCAGCCTGCCCACCCGTTTCCAGGCGCCGCATGGCGGTATCACCCGCCTGGCCAAGCTGTTCCAGTTGCGCGCGCGCTTCCTGCGCGCCTTCAAAGGAAAGCCGGATGGAAAGGCGCTGATCTGCGGAACCGCTCATGCCAATCTTCCTGCTATTGCTGCATTCACTTCACGTTTCACGGCTTGCTTGGCCGCCTGCGCAGGCCCTGCAATGTCCAACAGTTTTCGCCCCACCACCTGGCGGCGCAGCGCGAAAAGCGGCAGCGGCTTTTTCTGATCCGGCGCGACAAACACCGCCGTCAGGCCTTCGCCCTTTTTGGCTTTCATGATCACGATGCGGCGGCCTTCGATCGGCGCATTACGCCCCTTGGGCTTGGCCTTGGCCACGCGCGGCCCGCGCTTGCCATGTGTGGCGGAAACCACCACCGCGCGCAGCTTTTTGGCGGCTTCATCAATATCGGAAACCTTGCGCAGCGCGCCCGCCGGCACCGTGCCGCCCTTGCGGCTTTTGCGCGAATAGCCAAGGCCAAGATGAATGGCGGCCGGCAGCGCAATCACCACATACTGCTTCCGGCTCGCGCGAATGGTGCGGCTTTCATCAAAAGCGCGATGCAGGATGGTGCTTTTGGAATACACCACCGCCGCGGGATCCAGATTCAGCTTCGATCGGCGCTTGGGGAATTTTTCCAAACGCCAAGCCTTTTCCAGCCCTTCCCCCAAATTGGCGCGGCGCACCTGGCTGCGCAGTTCCGCCTGAAGCACTTCACCCGTGCGGTGAACGCCATCGCGCAGGCCAGACGCTAGAATTTCCTGGCGCTGCTTGATTTCATCGGAAATCAGCTTGTTCGCTTTCACCAGGATTCTCATTCACCGCCCCTTCGCCGCTTCTTCGCTGCTTCCAGTTCAGATTCAATGCCGCCCAGCGTGCGGAAGGCATCGAAAACCCAGGCTGCCTGGTCCGCCACGCCACCCGCATCCGGCCAGGTGCTGTAGCCACCCATGCCGGCGCGGCAGGCAAACCAAAGCTGCACAAATTCAATGAATGGCCGCGGCGTAGTGATGCGCGGGTTTTCTGCTACTTCTTCATCGCCGATCAGAAACGCGCCCCCATCGGAAGCGTATCGGCCTTCACCAGCGCCAATGCCGTGCAGCGCGGCAAGGGCGCCTTTCAGTTTTTTTCCTGCGCCTTGGTTACCTGCATCATGTCAATCGCGGCGGCGGCGATGATTGAAAGGTCTTCTTCGCCGCATTCTTCCAGCAATTCATCCGGCACCAGGCCGCGCAGGCGCTGGAACGGGGGCAGCAGGTCAGAATTCCAACCGCGCAGGGCGTGCCGCGCGGTGACCAGCGGCATCATCGAAAACCAGCGCACCTGGTCCGCCAACATGGCGGCATAGGCCGGCACCTGGCGCGCGGCGGATTCCATCACGCGCAGCGCGTCTTCATCGGCTTTAGCCATCGGGTCCGCGCCATCGCCCTGCGCGGCTTCAGCGCGGGCAATCACGGCCAGCAGATCAGCCAGGTTATCCGGCGCCAATTCCTTCATGGCGCTGGCCAGGCCTTCCAGCAGCTCCGCCCGCATGGGCAGGCGGCAGCCTTCCCCGGCCATATCGGCGCGGTAGGCAGCGCGTTCACGGATGGTCAGCGGCGCCACATCATAAATGGCGCGGCGGCCTTCCACCTTGCGGATGGATCGGCGGGACAAAACAGGTTCTTCGGTTTTCATGGGCATCCCTTGTCGGAGGGGTTTGGGGTGGCGCAGGGGCCGACACCCCTGCGCCGATGCAACGCGCACCGCACCGGCAGAAAGCGCAGCGCGCGCGGCCTTATTCCGCTGTCGGGCGGAACGGATCAAAAGGCAGTCAGGAAGGCCGGGCTATCCGCACCATCGGCCTGGAAGCCAATGCTGTCCACACCCAAGGAACCGCGATCCCCAGGGTTCATGGCGGTTGCGCGGATGGAAGGCAGCACAATGGCAAAGCGATTGCCCGGCGTGCTGCCCAGGATGGCACCAAGGATCATGTTGGTGCCGTTGCGGAAGTTGTTGAAGCGGCTGACGGAAACCGTTGTATCCATCAGCGGGTCAAGGCTGCCAGACACATCACGTTCCACCGGCACGGCGGGGTCATAGCCTTCAGATGCTTCCGGGTTTTCCGGCAGCACCGTGGCCACACCAGCCTGCACCGAAAGCGCGCGCACGCGGGCGATGGCGCCATTCATGCGGCAAGCGCCGGCCACAAAACGCGGCGCGGTTGGGCGGATAACCGTATTCCAGCCCGTGGGCAGCGCGGTTGCGCTGTAATCCAGGAAGGTGCCAACCAGGTCAAAGGCCAATTGGCCAATGCCACCCGTGGTAAGGTCCAGGCTCCACGTGCCAAGGCAGCCCGTGAAGCGCCAGCGCATGCCATCCGCGAAAAAGTAGATGGTGCAGGTCTTGAACACCGCTTCATCACTGGTGGGGCTGTAGCGCTGATTGATCGGGATTTGCGCGGTTTGCGTAGTGGTGAAGGTGGTGCTGACAGTATGGATCAGCGAAGCCACGCGGCCTGTGGTGTAATCCGCAATGGCACTCAGCGCGGGCTGGTCGCCCGTGATGGCACCAAGCGCCAGCGGCATCCCGCGATATTGCTGCGCCGTGCTCCCGAAGGTGGCGCCCAGCGTCACGGCCGAAGCGCCGCCAGCCGTCAGCGCAAGCGGGCTGGCGGGCACGGCGGCGGCGGTCAGTGTTTCCTGCATGGTGGCGCATTGCATCAGCCGGCCCCATTCCGGTGCCGTGCCAGGCGTACCAGAACCACGCAGCGGCATGGTCAGGCGCAGCCGCGGGCGCAGGCCGCCCACAATGGCGGGCGCGCGGTCCAAGCTGCCGGTCATTTCACTATTGGGCACCGCCGTCTGGTCGAACTGCACCTGGCAATCCGCGCCGATCCAATCCACATTGGCCGGCGTGCCGGCAATGGCATCCGTGCCGGGCGTGGTTTCAATTTTTACCGCAACGGCAGCATTGCGCAGCCGCACCAGATTCGTGCTCATGCTTTATCCTTTCAAGCTTATGGAGCGTAGGGGCTGCCTGCTGGCGTGATCGCCACGGCTTCGAAACTCGCGTTGAATTCACCCGCCGGAGCGGCTGATTCTTCAATGCTGTAAAGTTCAAACTCCGCGCCGGTGATGTTCGGCTGGATGGTGGCCGGGCCCAAATCATAATCCTGCAGCGCGGCCACCAGGCGCGCATGCAGCGCGGAAAGCGCTTGTTCGGCCACAAGGTCAGTCGCGGCGGTAATGTAGCCAGCCACGGTAAAGCCGATGCGCCATTGCGTTTCACCGAAGGAGATATCTTCATCGGCATCCATGCCGGTGCCGGTGATAATCACGGCAGGGCATTGGCGCGGGTCCAGGGGCGCGCGATGCGCGCGCAGCACCGTCACGCCGGAAAGCTCTGCCTTCAGCCGCGTGAATACGGCGGCCAGCACGGCTTCACGAATGGGGGTGGGCATCAGGATGCCTCCGCCAGCATCAAGCGCCAGGCCAGGCGCAGATCATCGCGTTCCGCTGATTCCACGCGGAAGGTCTCATCACCCATCAACAGCAGATCGCCAGGCGAAGGCTGCGTGGGAACATCGGCAATCAGTATATCCACCACGCAGGCGGGCTGCAGGCTGCCCATGCCACCAGCCGGGCCAAAGGCTGGCGCGATAGGCGCTGAGCGGATCACGCGCAGCGCCACACCTGGCCCGCTGCCGCCGGCGTAATAGGTGGCCGGTTCCGAAAGGTTTTGGTCCGCGTGCAGCACAACGGCTGCGGCGGCGAAGGCATCTGCCATGGTAAAGCCCGGGGCGGGCTATGCCGCCCCGGTTCAGCCTTAGGCAGCCGTAGCGTTCGGGCGGCCCAAGCGCACCAGAAGTTCTGTGGCGCCCGAGGCATAGTTGCCCGGCCCAATGGCCCAGCCGATGCAATTATTGCTGGCGGCAGTGGTGGTGACATTGCCGGCGGCATTGTCCCAGAACACCCGCACGCCTTCATTGATGGCGACGCCAGTTGCCTTCGGCAAGCGGAACACACCTTCAGTCATGATGGCGACATTCGCGCCAGATGCGGCGGCATGAATCGCCACCCCAAACAGAAGGCCGACCAGAACACCAGCGCCGGAAGCCACTGCAGCCGGCGCTGTAACGGTGACAACATCAGAATCACCAATCTTATTTGTAGCCATGGGAATTACCCCTTTCGATCGAATGGATGGATGGGAAAGCGGGCGGCATTTCAGCCACCCGCATCAGATCAGCCCAGGTTCGCGGCCATGGCGCGCGGCTGTACCGCCGCGGCGCCAAAGTCAAACACCACGCGGAAGGTCATGCCGCTGTAGCGGATGTCTTCGGCGCTGGTGATGGTGGGCGCGCGCTGGCCTTGGAGATAGGCGATTTCCACGCCGCGAATATCGCCGCGGCACAGGTAGTAGGGATCATTCCCGGTATCCAGGAAGGGCTCCATGACCAGTGAAGTGCTGGTGCGGTAAGCATCAGGCAGAACCGCGCCAGTCGCGGTCGGCACAATGCGGTTGCCCAGCAGCTCCAGCGCCGTGTCTTCTTCATCCGGGCCAACCAACAGCACCATGGAAGAAGGCGGCGGCAGCGGCGCGGCGCTTTCACCCGCGCGGGCCGGGCTGGTTTGTTTGGTCAGCAGCGCGCGCAGCTCAGCGAAGGTGCCGGCGGCCAGGTTGCCAGCCGTGCCCAGGTTATTACGGCCAGCCGCAAACAGCGCGGTGGCGCCACCCGCTGGCCAGTTGGCATTGGCGGTCAGGATGCCAAACACCACGCGGCGCAGGGCCGTGTAGCCAGCCAGGGCCGCGCCCGAAAGTACATCTTGGAAGGCGCGCGTATCGTCATTCACAAGCGCCTGGCGCGTCAGCGCCACCAGGCGGCCACGCTCCTGCACCGCATAGGTCTGGCCTTCTTCCGCAATTGAGCCATAAGTATAAGGCGCGCCTTCAGAAATGGCGGCCACTTCCGGGAATTGGCCCGCAAAGGCAGAAGTGATGGTTTTGAAATCCGCCACATCAACTTCGCGCGTCCAAGAAGCCCAGGTGTTCGGGTATTGGCCAAACAGGCCCTGCACAGACTTGTTTGCGGAATTGACAAGAATCAGCGGGAAGTCGCTGGTGGAATGCTGCGCGTTGATCCGCCCGGACAAAACCATTTCCGCCAGATCGGCGCCGGACATGCGATGCACGTCCTTCACACCATTAGCCACCGCGATTTCACGCATCAGGCCATGGAAACCCATATTGGCGAATTCGCGGCTTTCCGCCGGCGGCGCCTGGTTGGAAAG